GGTAAAACAGACGAGTATGATGAAGGAAATAAAGGCGTTATTTCCACACCCGCTTCTGCGGTTGCTAAGGCAGCGGGAGCACTTAAGTCGATACCTATGATCGCGCCCTATGCAACAGCTACTGAGATGGGAGCCAATGCAATTTCTTCTATAGCAAAACATTTTGGTTATTCAACACCAAATAACCTTGAGCCTCGGCATACTTATAAAGCCAAGCCCATGGGAGAAATGGCAAATGTTATTGGTACATCGACAGTGGATAAGCTGTCATTTGATCCAAAACAAGAACTATCTATTGATCCTCGTATTTCAGGATATGAACCGATGGAAGATGAGATGAACATCTTATCACTCGTTCAACGAGAATCATATATAGGTAGATTCGCTTGGGGTTTTGGTAATCTTACAGAATCCGAACTTTTTCGATCGCTTGTAACACCAGTGCAGTATCAGACGGAGAATATACCCAATGTGGGTGTTGTTCGTCATCTTACACCTATGTGTGCAATAGCTCAAATGTTCCAATATTGGCGAGGAAGTATTGAGTATAGATTCGAAATTGCAGCGTCCAAGTTTCACAAAGGACGTTTACGTGTCGTTTACGAACCATACGATCAAACTATTCCAGATCAAGATTATCCAGCGTGGGCTGGACCTTATTCGAGAGTTATTGACCTTTCAGAACAAAGATCTTTCTCTCTCAAAGTTGGTATGAACCAGAATCTCCCGTTTCTTAGTACGGAAGATGTACAAGGCACGGGTAATACTACGCCTGATGATGGTACATTTCCAACTCTTGTTACATTGAACTCTGAATACGGAGTACATAATGGAACTATTCGAGTTTTCGTACTTAACCAACTTACATCTCCCGAAGAGGTTGGTCCAGCTGTACAAATTAATGTATTTGCTAGAATGTGCGATGATGCCGAATTTGGTGCACCAGGAGTTAATTTTACCAACCTTACAAGCGTACATAATGCATCTTATGTGCCTCTTTCGGCTACTGGAGAACAATATATTTCTCAATCAGCACCTTCTGAGGACAAAGCTACTCCAGACAATACAGAAACCACAGCAGAGTTGCCAGTGGAGGAAATTGTCCCTACACAAAAGATAGATTCAATAATGCTCACTCACTTTGGTGAGAGTATTACAAGTTTACGTTGCTTGTTAAAACGCTACAATAACTTTATTACGTTAAAAGCAGTTCGGTGGGGAACACCCGGCGGACCAACCGAGGTTCGCATGTTCTATACCGACTTTCCATATTACAATGGGGACGGCATCGTCACACTAGACAGTGGTCCACCCCCTAAAGTTACATCATTAAATTATGTGACACCTTTCTTTGCCGCGCGGCGCGGCGGAGTTAGGTGGAAACATGTATATCAGGAAATGCCTAAGATTACACCGGGAGCAGATGCAGCAGCAGCGCTTGGAATGGCCTCTAATTATAGGACTATATCCGCCACGCGTTTGGCATCTGATTGGAATTTTGCTGGTGATCGTGTCAAAGCGACTGATATCTCTAGTAATGGTCAAGAGATTGATGCCAAACTAGACACTCAGCGTCCATTATCGATGTACGCTGGTGCCTCGATTTCGCCAATTGAGGTCAACCCCGCCGTAGAGATAGAATTACCTTTCTACTCGAATAAACGATTTGCTTTCGGTACAACGAATCAAGTCCTGGAAGTTCAAGGCCAAATTGGCAGAAACTCCCACATAGTGC